CATCATAATATCTAAAGTATTGATTACCTATTGCACCATAAGCAGAGTTTAAGGAAATCTTTTTGGCCCATTGTATATTATGATATGTCGCAATCTTTTTAGTTAGTTCTTTATCTTTTGTCTTTTGATATTCTTGTTTAGATTCAAACTCTAACGTTTTAAATTTAACTCTATCATTATACATTTTTTCTAATAGTCTAGGTAAGAAACCTGGGTTATCATTTTTAAACATTGCACCATTAGGTGTAATACAAGCGCCTTCTGTTTTTAAATGTGATAGAGGTGTTTGTTGTTTTAATAATTTTGCGACTGATATGCCAGAGGATTTAACACCGATAATTTTCTCTGGTGAGATATTATACTGCATAATTAAATGAGGATATAGAGAGTTAATATCAAATGATACAACCCACTTGTGCATACCAGTCAACGGGTCCTTTACATAGGCACCGTCATACTTATCTTCCTTAACATTATCTTCCTTTGGTGGTATGACAATGTTTTCTTTTCTTAAAAAATTATAGATTAACATATCCCACATTCTTACTTGTGAAAATACATCATTATAATTTACTTTGGCTTCATACGCCATAGTTAAGATAAGTTCTATGAGTTTTAGCTTGTCTTCCAAGCGATCAACAATTTCTACGTCTTTTATATTATAATCAATAAATGATTGATAGTCTTTTGTATACCAATCTCTAAATGTCTCGTAAGGGTTTTCATCTTTTTGTAAACCAAGTTCTACTTTACCAATGTAATCAAGTTTATAACTTTCTTGTCTTGTTGGTATAAACTTTTTATATAAGTCAAGGTAATCTAACATTACAATACCAAAAATACTATAATGTGTTTGTGGTCTACCTCTTACGACAATAGATTCTCTTTCAACTAAATTCCAAGGTGAAAACCTTTTAATAACTTTCTCATCTACAATATGACATATTCTACTCATCAAATAAGGTATATCAAAAAATTTTGTATTCCAACCTGTAATAATATCAGGATAGTTTTTAATCCAAAACTTCATAAACTCCATAATCAAAGACTTCTCGCTCTTACATTTTATATAAGTGACATCTGATCTATCTGTTTTAAACTCGCCAGTGCCCCAAGTTATAATTTGTTTATTAGATTGATTTTTAACAGTGACTGCTAGTATTTCTTCTACAGGATTTTCTACGTCAGGAAAACCATTTTCACAAGCACATTCTATATCAACAGTAAATATTTTTATATGATCTTTTGAATATTTTATTGTGTCAGGAAAGTTATCAGAAATATATTGATATTGGTATCTATCCATACCAAAGATTGGTGCGTTGTCTGTATTATAATTTCTTCTAAAATCTCTTGCCTTTGATATATTACCAAACTGAATTGGTTTTACATATTGACCGTGAAGTGTTTGAAAGTCTGTTTGTTGTTGAGTGATTGCATAGAGAGTAGGTGAGTAATCTATTTTCTCTTTGTATTCTTTACCATCGTGTATACCACGAACAAGTAATTTACCTCTATATTCAATTACGTTTTTATAAAAATTCAAGTTCTTTTCTTTCTAAAGTACCATCGCCATATCGCTGATCTAGTCATAGAGACCACTGTAAAGATTAATGCAATACCCATACTATCTAGTATAGTAGGGTGTAACCCAAACAAAGGAAAAATAAATAATTGTATTAGTATGGCTAGAATAAAACCACTACCAACGTCTATGATACTTTCAAATATATCTTTTTTCATAATCTAATTTTTGGTGGAGGATAACGGGATCGAACCGTTGACCTCTACAGTGCAAGTGTAGCGCTCTCCCAGCTGAGCTAATCCCCCTTTAACCACACTATTAAATGTGTTTAAAATGAAATTATAACTTGTGGTTATCCAACAAATGTGCCACCAACCCATTGTGTTTTTTTTCTAATTGTATTTGACAGGCTAATCTACTTTGCATACGATCATAACCTTTTTCATATTCAATTAATTCTGTTTCAGGCGAATCTAAATTTGGTTGACCTACAATGTGTGTCCAATTTCTGTCTATTAAAACGTGACAAGTTGCACACGCACAACAACCAGAACAGTCCGCTGGTATTTCTTCTATTGATTGATTGGCAAAGTCTCTTGCCGCTTCCATCAAAGTCATACCTTCGTCAACTTGGACAGGAATCTTTTCCTCTCCTCGTATAAAGTATACCGTAATCATTATAATTTAGGTATTTTGTTTTCTGTAATTAAACCAGGTGCTTTTATTATTCTGCTAGTATTTTGTTCGTAAGATTTAAGTATCTCATCTTTAGGGTCAGTCATAAAAACAATCTTATCTTTTGAAAGTGTAACTGAATCACCTTTACCAAATGCGTTATATAACGACATCATTAATTGCACTGGTTTACCAGGCGCTATCTGTTGAGGAATTATAACAAAAGGTTTGTTCAACGTAACTAAATCACCACTACCTTGTTCTACTTTGGCAATTACGTCTTCACCTGTTGTCAATCTTAATATTTTCACTTCTTGCATAATATCTCCTTATTTGTTTTCATTATACCATAATTTAGTCAATTTGTCAAGTCTAGTTATCTCTAACAGGTCTTAATCTCTTACTTAATACGAAAGTTCTATTAGGGTTGACACTTACATTCATTAATCTCATCAAATTTCTATTAACTAATAGATCAGATGCAGATCTTGGTCTACTATCTAAACCAACTTCTATGTCTTTATATGTGGCACCATTAAATGTAATATTCATCAATACAGTAGGTCTAACCTCTGATGGTTCTTCACCCTGTGCGTTTGCTCTATAAATCTCACTCTTACCAAATCTAGGTTTAGTAAAAGTTTTACCTTCGTATTTCCATTTTACTATATTACCTTTAGATTCTAAAATTTCATCTGCGTGTAAGGCACAAGCCTTTGAACCGTTACCAGTATCAAACTTAACTCTTACTTTACCCACTTCATCTAGGTCTACAGTTTCTAACCAACCACATTCTAAAAGTGATTGTCTATCCCAATGTTTTCTTTCTTTAATCCAGTCTATTATATTTGAAATCATTGTCTTACCATCTATTCTACCAGATGGTTCTGCGTCAGCATAATAATCTTCGTAACTATAACCTTCATAGTCAGCGCCAGAACCTGGGCTACCATTAATCTCTAATAGATATGGTTTGTTTTTAAATATGATATGGTCAACACCTACCATATATGCTCTAGATAATCTTGCTGCTTTTAAAACCATTTCCATTTCTTCATCATTTAACTTATATGGTTCTGCCTCTGCACCTCTATGAGTATTTGACCTAAAGTCATAGGAACTGTGAGTTCTTTTTGTACTAGCGAATATTTTGTTGTCAACTACAAATGTTCTTACGTCAAAATCACTAGGCATAAATTCTTGTATTAATACTTCTGCTTCTAATTTCCACATCGCTTGTAGAGTTGCCACAAGACCTTCATAACTTTCAATCTTTATAACACCTACGCCTTGAGTACCAGTCAATGTTTTTAATATGATAGGAAACTTACCGCCAACTTTATCTAAAGCAGTTTTTATATTATTTTCATTAGATACAAATGCTGTTCTAGGTGTTGGTAGACCAAACTTTTCAAATAACAAAGCTGTCGTTAGTTTATTATCACAAGTCAACATTGCCGCTCTTGTGTTAATCATAAACGCTTGTGAGTTTTGAAAAGATGATATGAGAGATAACCCAGCCTCATCTTCTAATGCGCCACCTCTAACCATACAAACTGTATCTCTACCTATGAAAGTATGCTCACCATTTTTACCATCATGGTTATAAACTGTTAGAGTATTTTTTTCTTCGTCTTTTTGTGTGATGATTGTTGATTTTGTATTTACAATAATACACTTAATACCTTTTTTCTTACAATCTTTTTGTATAAGATCGGCAGTGGTATTTTCTTTTGTGTCTTTAGAATCTGCAACAGTAATTAAAGCAATAGTAATAGGTTTATCCCTACGTTTAACATCTGTCTCTGTTAAAAAATCTTTAAACTTCGGTACTTGCATTCTCAGTATTATCCTTGGCTTCCACTTTTTTCCCTATATTATATTTTGCCGATAAGTTCCACTCTTTTTTTTCTTTAAAAGGTAATACTTTGATTTGTGATAATGGTGCTTTGTCTTCCGACTTTGCTTTATCCACTATATCAATTAAATTCCAATCTTGTAATAAGATAGAGATTGTGTTTCTTCTTTGAATATCGTTTTGTGTTAAAGTTGCTTTCTTACCATCAAGTGCAAATAGTTCTTTAAAATGTGTGATAAAATATTTACCTTGTTTGTGTAATATGTGACAACTTTGAAATAATGTTTTGTCTTTACGACTTGCAACGCCTATTCTAGTTAAAGTCTCTCTAATCTTTAAAAAGTCATCTGGTTGCTTAATTGTGACCTCTAACATGCTGTCAGCGGACCAATTGATTGCTTCTTCGCTCATCTTGTTCTCCCACCTTTAGATAAGGTATTCTTAATTAATTCAATTTGTTCCTCAGTTAGTATGTTGAGAGCGTCTTTTGCTTTCTCATTACTATAACCATAATACTCTTTTACATACTCTAAATTTTTCAATTTGGCTTGTGATAACCACTTGCCACCAAATCGCTTCTTTTTTCTTATACTATTTATGTAAAAGTGAAATTGTATTTTCTTATCTAGGAAGTGATAACCATTCATTTCATTTGCCTGAGCGATACAATCATAATGAACGGAAAGACACTTATTGATTACAAAAGGTGGATATTTTTTTATCCAAACTTCGTCATTTGTGTCTAGTAAATTTTGTTTTGTAAAATTGATTGCGTTTAAATAATCTTTCAATTCGTACATAATATAAAACTTTCACTATTTTTTTTGATGTTTGTTATGACCTTTATGTGAACCCATATAATAATCGCCTGGTTCATAATCCCAAACTTTACCGTGATGACCTCTCACATCAGCCCAAAACATTCTCATTTTAACTATCCATCTTCTTAATAATGTTCTTCTTGCCATTGCTTTTCCTTGTAAAACTCCCCTTACCCTTTTTGGGTTGCACCGTTCTACTTCTGTATTTCGGTGTTCTCAAATCAAGTGCTATTGGGTTTCTTTTTCTCATATTTAGTTTATTTGAATTTACAACCCGCCATAATCTCTGTTAAACAAGCGACCATATTGATCTCTTGGTCAGCAACAAACGCAGACTTATATTGATACCCAGCGATAATCAATATCGCTTGAGGTATAGACTTCGCATCTAGCGTGGTGTATAGCGTGTCATACAACGTCTTAAACAAGGAAGAAGCCTCTTTATCGAGGTTTTGTACTACCCACTTTCTCATATCGTTAAATCTCTTTTCTTTGAGTATTTTAACGAGTTCTTTAGTGTTAGCCTCACCTAGATTAAATAATATACCACTATCAATCTTACCTCTCACAGAATATCTTTGTAGTTCGTTTATAGTTCTACGAAAGTCAGGATAGTATTTTTGTATTAGTTCTGCCAATACCTTCTTATCAAACCCTATCTTCTCATCTTCAAGCACACTCTCTAGTCTTTTAAGAAAGGCAGTGGCAGTCTTTACTCTTTGACCATTTACAATTTTAAAATCAACCACCGTACATCTACTATGTAGTGCGGGTATAATCTTGTTTTTGTAATTACAGGTAAAGATAAATCTACAATTTTTATAAAATGTTTCAATAAAATTACGAAGCGCAGGTTGAACACTATCAGCGTTCATGTAATCTGCCTCGTCTATTATAACAACTTTGTGATTTGCGTCTTCTGTTAGTGATACCGTAGAAGCAAAGTTTTTAATTT